CTGTTGTTACAAGCTGTTACTATCGCGCCGAACTTCATTCTAAAAGCCACGTATGCAATAAAATCGTTGGAATAGATCAAACGCATTCTCACATTCCTTTCTTTCTCCTCCGATATCAACTCATCTTTCAAATATCCCAAAAATCGATGATTAATCAGATCAATCTCTCGATCGTACGTCTCCATCTCGATTATCTTGAGGTTAACAAGGTGTTCAAACTCTTCTGTATAACAAAATTTACCTTCTGCGTCAAACCAGACAAAATCTTGTTTTCCTCGTTTTGTTTTTGTATAAATCCATGGATATCCAGGACTCGTATCGGTATTAATCGAGCTATACTTTCCTGGTATCCCTGTGCACGCTTCGAGAAATGTTAATTCTCTCCGCCCAGTAGAACTAAAATCTAACTTCTCGTTATACTGATGGTACATCACATCGAAAATACTATCTAACCGCTCGCTAGGGTACTCTGATCGTTCATTATTTAGAGATCTAGAAAGCGCTGCGATTGCGGGATCAACTCCATTAGATCTTGCGTCCATTGTAGATAATATGGGGAGCCGTTTCTTCGGGGCTTGATCCAGCAGATTTTGGATAATTGATGGTTTCAATTTACTACTGGTGCACAAATAAATTTGTTCTTTTGGGGCTATAATTTGAGCGTCTATATAAGAAGGATTTTCGATCCCTTCCAACAACTCTTCAAGCGGCCCCTCGCTTGTTAATTTTCCTTGAGGAAATTCGGGTTCAGCTAATTCTATTTCAATTGACTCCTGAAGCATCTCTTTTGTTATTATCACGGCTGCTGCTACCGGATTTGATGACTTTACAATACTTCCAGCTACATGAATGCCCACAATCTTTCCTACCATTGGCCCAGAAGCAACTACCAGCGGTGTTCCGCAGTCTCCTGTTTCAGTTCTCATAAGATACTTCCAACAAGTACCTAATTCGACGACTGTTCCCATGTGATCATACTCTTGACACTCCACTTTAGATGCTGTTGCGTATTTAGCTCCACTAGCATTCTTCATCATTATTGGGACTAATTTCACAGCTTGAAGTTCTGAATCAGTAATGAATCGATTGGTCTTATCCTTAAATTGAGGCAATGAGGCATTTCTAAACTCAAATATAACTGAGTCATCACCGGAATAAGCAAAATGCTCATCCAATTTTGCGTTATAAACTTTACCTCTATAAGTAATTGAAAGCTTCGTACCGTCACCATAGATCTTCTGAGCATCCATAAAAGCATGTCTAAATGTCAGAAACCAATGACCTTTCACTGGTATCACCGTTGCAACTCTTGAATCACCTATCGTCATCTCATATGATTCCACATCCAGACCATTTTCCGACATCATTCCCTTCTTAAATCGATTTATTCGATCATGCTTAGCTGGTTTGTGTGGTCGGAGACTTTCCGATCTAAATGTCAAAGCTTTGTCATCATTGTCATCACCCTTTAAAATCTTACTAACACCCAAAAATAAGGCTAACATAATTCCGATGTTTCGACCCAACTTCATCTGCTGTTTTATAATATCCCAGGTTCCTTGTCCTTCATCAACTTGAACTCCACTGGTTTTCATATATGCTACGAAACTCTCATTGGCAGAGGCTAAGAACATTTTTAGGCATCTCTGTCTATATTCTATAATATCTTCACATTCTAGTCCGTCTAAATCCAATCTAAAACCTGAGGCTGCTAAATTTGCTACTCCGGATAAATGACTTCTCAAATGATTTTTACAAAAG